TCGGCAGATATATTTCCGATTTTTCCTTGATGTTGTCGCTCCCGGCGTACACGTCGCGGCATCGCTTCCACTTTTCGAGGAAGAAATCGTATCCCGGACACGTGTACGTCGCCAGCTCAATGGGATTCGTTTTCATGTTTGAAGTATCCTTTCTTCGTTGATTGATCTTGTTCCGTCAGTGATTCCAGTTGGCTACCGGTTGATGATGATCGCGCCCGTCTCGCTTGTCACTCCAAGCGCGATCCCCCCGCTGGAAACGATCATGATGCCTCCGCTGGAAACAACCCCTAAGCGAACTTGGCCGCCGGACAGGATGGTCAGGGTTCCGCCGCTCAACACGGACATGGCTTGAAGCATCCCGCCGGATGCGACCTGTGCACCCCCCTGTTGATCTATGGTGATCCCGGAAACGCCACCGCCCGGACCGACGTAGACAACCCCGTTTTGAATGGCGACCGCGTTTTTGAGTAAGCCGCCGGATTCCACGAAGATTTTTCCTTGCGATGCCGCCACTGCGGATTCGAGGTTGCACCGGCTGGAGCAGAAGATGCTTGCCCTCGGTCCGGCGGCGGACAGGGCGACATACCGTTCCGTGGTTTCTCCGGTCATGTCTTCATCGAACGATAGGATTCCGGCTTTGATCGTCACGCTGTTGAAGGACGCGCTGGAAACGCTGAAACCCGTCGCGCTGTAGATGTAGGCGTTGTTGCATGACCCGCCGGATGAAAGATGGAGTTGGCCACCGCTCGACACCGTGATGTCCGTGGCGGTCCCCCCGTCGAATACGACGCAGGACGCGCCGGAATTGACCTCGGTATCGGATGCCGTCCCGCCGTTGAACACCTCGCAAGTTCCGCCACCGAACAACTTCGTCTTTTTGGCGATTCCGCCGGAGTACACCTCTATTGTTCTGTAGTTCACGCTTGCGCTTCCGAGCATCGCGCCGGAGATCATGGTCCCGCTCGATACCGGCACGTTATTGGAATTGATGCAGAACGCGCCGCTCGTCCCGCGGGATACGTTCAGCGGGATGATGACGGGGTCCATTGTGTGTGGTATCTTTCCCATGTTTCAGCTCCCGGCCTTACACCGCGTTGTCGCTGTAGGCGTAGCTCACCAGCAGTTTCATGTTGTTGTTCGCACCCGCTTTGTACACGGCGCGGATCGTGAAGACGTGCCGCGTGGTCGAGTTGTTGATGAGCGGGAGCGTGCCGGGGAAGTTCGGAAGCGGGACCATGTTCAAGCCGGTCGAGATCGTCGAGATGTTCACGGACGAAACGACCCAGTATTCCCACGTGAATACGTCTCCGTCGCGGAGCAGATACGATGCCCCGCTCGCGGTCTTGATCGTCGTGAAGTCGATGGCGAGCGTCGTGCTGTTCGAGGTCGCCGAATTGATGAGGATGTCTTTGTCGAGGTACAGGGTGTTCGGGTTCGATTCCTTCTTCGTGGTGTTCCGGGCCTTGTCCGTCAGTTCGTCTTCCGTGTGCGTGTGATCGGACGGCGTGTAGTTGCTCGGCTTGTCGTCGATGTCGTTCCAGTTCACTTGCGTGTGCGGCTGTTCTTCGTCCTCCCAGTACGGCAGGAGATCGAGGCCGCCGAACCGGACCCACAGCCCCGCGAAGTTCGCCGCCGTCGGGTTTTGGATTTGGACCGTCGAGAGCAGGAACGCCGTGTATTTCAGCGCGTGGTCGCCCGTGATTTCGCTCCACGTCATCGTGAAGTCCATCCCGTTCATGTCGCTCGCATACGCGATGTACGGGTACACGCTTTGACCCGCCGCGCCCGTCGCGCCCACGATCAGCGGGATCGCGTCGCACCATGCCGCTCCGCTGTTCTTGATGCGGAATCGGAACCACCGCATCGTCTGAAAATCTTCGATGTCGTCGTAGTCGATCCACACCGTCGAGGGAGTGATGCTGTCTCCCGCCGCGCATTGCACGTCCATCCCGTCCAACACGTAGGCGTTCAGAATGGCTTTGATCGCGTTCTCCTGCGGCGTGGATGCGGGCTGGCCGGTCGCGAGATCGGCGATGCCGCCGGTGATGCGGAACGACGCACAGCGGAACCGGTTGATGATCGCTACCACGTCGTTCCCGGCGTTCGTGTTCGTCGTGAATACCGTCAGCTCCAGCCCCTTGCAGTCGTCGAGGATTTGGATATTGCTGTATTGCATCTTGTTGCGGAGCTTCTCGCTGTAGCACACGAAGTCGAACACGAAAATGCCGTTGGCGGTGTCCGAGAGTGACACGTTCATTTCGACCTGCGCGTACAGAGCCTCCGGGATGTCCGCCGCGTCGCCCTGTGCGTAAGGTTTCGTCAGCGTGTTCCCCGATGCCAGCACGAACGTCACCACGCCAGTAGCCGTCTGACTGCGGGATTTGTAGTCCAGTGCCGCTTCCGACGTGGAATCCCGGAGTACCAGCGTGCCGGAGACCGGGATGTCGTCCAGCTCCGCCGACGTCTTGACCGCGATGGGCGTATCTTCCGCCCCCGTCGTCACGGCCTGATTCAGCTCCCCTTTCATCCAGTGGAGGAAATTATTGTCCGTCGCCAGCACCGCGCCGATGTTGCCGACGTTCGCGTACCCGGTGTACGGAATCCAGCCGTTGCCGTCCGACGGTTCGATCTCGCCCCCGTACAGATTGGTTTCGCCGACATGGGAGAAGAGTTCGATCCTCACACGTTCCGAGTTCCCGTAGGGGATTTGGGGTTGTTCGGACGGGAATCCTGCTCCGTAAGCGTCGTACCACCGGTTTTCGGTCACGTCGTAGAGAAGTTTCAGCATGTTTTTGTCTCCTGTTGCGTTTTGTGGTTGGTTATACTGGTTGGAGTTTGTCGTTGAGGTTGGAGAAAGACGTGGTCAGGTTGGATACCGCCGTCAGAAGGTCTTGCGTGATCTCCTTGATGTCCTTTTGGATTTCCTTGCTGTCTTTCATGATGGTTTTCTCGCTTTCGTCTTTGCGGAATATCCGCGATTCCAGCGCGAGTGCTTCGGTTCCTCGCGCCTCGATGCCGTGAACCAGCCGCGTGTTCGCCGCTCGCGCATCTTGCGCCAATGCCGTCGCGTCGCTCTTCTTCCGCATGTTGTACTCCTCGATGGCGAGACGGTCGAGGTCCGCTTGCGCCTGCGCTCGTTCCAGCGTTCCGGCCTCGGTTGCCGCCAGCCGCGCCCGCGCCGCCTTGATCTCTTCTTCGCGTGCGTCTTGGAGCTCCTGTTCCGTCTTCTTGCGGATCACCGCACCGTTCTTGTCGAAGAGGTATTCTTTCAGCGCGTTTTCATGCGCCGTTTCCGCACCCTTGACCTGTTCCCGGTATTTCAGCTGTTCCGCTTGGAGATTCGCCAGCGCGAGCCTTGCGTCGGTCAGCTCTTTGAGGTCATCCAGCGTTTGGCTGTCGCCCTTGCTCTCGATCTCGGAAATGCGCGAAATGAGGTTGTTGATGGTTTCCGTTCGGTCTGCCGCAAGTTCGTCGGTGCTTTTCTTTCGTTCCAGTCCGCCATTCGCGTTTACGATGTAGCCGGATTGGAGCTTTTTCAGATGCTCCGCCGCCGCTTCGTTCGCCTTTTGCGCCGCTTCCGCCCTCTTGGCCTCTTCCTGACTTTGTTTTTCCTGATAGGTCAGGATTTCTTTTGCGAGATTCGCTTCCTGCGTTTTCAGGTTCAGGATTTCATTCTCGCCCTTGCCAGCAAGTTGAGCCTCTTCGATGGCATCGCGGATTTTGTACCATTCCTGCTCAATTCGCTGGTACTTTTCTTCCTCGGTTTCGAGATGGAGAACGCCGTCGTTGTTGATAAGCCCGGCCTGTGCCTTGAAAAGCTCCTTTTGCGCCGCTTCGACCTTTTTGCTGTATTCTTCGAGCTCTTTGGTGTCGAACTTTTCGAGCTCGCGCTTCGCCGCGTTCGCGTCTTTCCATGCCTTTTCGAGGCCCTCGACGTGTTTCAGAACCTCCGCCGCCTCTGCGGAACTGATCGTATGGGTATCTATGGATGAATAGATACTTGATCCGGTGTGGTGGTAGGTCTCGGTTTGATAGGTCATCTGTTCCTGACCGTTCATCACGCGCTGGAGACGTTCCTTGTAGGCGTTGATTGCCTTTTGCTTTTCCACTTCGGACATCTCGCTGTTGGTGAGCGAGGCGAGTAGTTCCTGATTGCGCTCCCGGACAAAAGCGTCTCCGGTGCTGTTGTAGAACTTCTTGACTTCATTGACCGCATTGTACGAGGCCATTTCTTTCGCGTGCCGGAGCGTTTCGCGTTGAAGCTCTTTGTCCGTTTCGGACGCTTTCGCCCTTGCCGCCGCGTATCCGTTCAGCTTCCCGGTTGTCTTGTCGATCTCCATCCCGAGTGCGCCGTAGGTTTCCGTGAGCCGGTTGATGATCGCCGTCGCCTCTTGGTTCTGTTCGTTCGTCAGGCTCCCGACATCGGCCAGCTCGCCGAGCCGGGTCCAGTCGTTTTCACTTTCGGATACGAACTCTTTCGCCGCCCTTGCGGCTTTCATGGCACGGTCCGCGTTCTCTTGCACGAACTTCGATTCCCGTTCGCTGGCTTCCCTGATCTTCGTGATGGCCGCCGAGACCGCGCCGAGGCCGAGGACCACGCCCGCGATCATCGGGTCGCCATACGCGAACATGCTGATTGCGTTTCCCAGCTTCGAGAGGCCGGGGACCGCCGCTCCGCCGGCGAACGCGATGGCATTGAATCCGCGTGCGAACTTCGTCGCCGCCGTACCGGCTTTCTTGAATCCGACTTGCAGATTGTCAGCCGCTTTCCCCGCCTTTTTGGATGGCTCGGGCATGGCTTCCATTTCCTTTTTCAGCCGTTCCAGCTTCGCACGCGCCTCCTCCGCTTTCCCGGAAGAATCGTCCAGTTTCTCGCCGAACTTGTCGGCTTTCGCCTGTGCTTCGTCGTAGGCTTCGGTCAGGCGTTCGACTTCGGCTTTCAGCTCCTCTTCGCGCTCGGTCAGGTCCATGATGTCGCCCGCGCCGCCCGCATGGGTGGCGTTGAGCTGGTCCGAGACCTTTTTCAGTTCCCGTTGCGCCAGCGTCAGATCGCGCTTCGCTTCCGCCGCACGCTGGTCGGCTTCCAGTGCCGCTTTTGCGTCGGCCTCCGATTTCGCGTCCAGCTTGTCGAGCTCTTTTTGTGCCGCGTTCACCTCGCGGAGCTTCGCCGCGTATTCCCCGGCGGATGCACCCGCCTCGCGCATGGATTCCCCGCTCCCCCGGACGGATGCGCCGGTGTGGTCCGCCATCGCGGAGAGCTGTTCCATGCTTTCCTTGAATGCGCCCATCGCCTCGCGCATGTCTTCCCGGCTCTCCTCGAAGACCGCTTTCAGGGCTTCCAGCGCGGATTTGTCCGCCGCCTGTTCGGGTTGCGGGGCCGCAAACGCCGTCGGCATGTTCATCCCGAGATCGAAATGAATGTTCCCAGCCGCATTCGCGATGTCGTTGAAACTCTCTTTGAACTGCGAAAGCTGGCGGACCGCCTCGTCGATGTCTATCCCGATGTGAAGATGCTCCATCGCATTCGCGTTCTTGCTCCCTTCCGTCAGGAGCGCGTTGAACGTTTGGAGGCTTGATTCCGCCTCTCTGCTCCGTAGAGCAATTGCCAGTGTCGTAATGTCGTTTGCCATGTCGTCGCTCCGTTTTCGCACGCATTTCAGGTTCTAGAAAAGCGGAGCGTGTCAACCATTACGCAAAGGTATCTGCCGATGCCAGCGTGTTGTGTTTGCTGTGGATGCGGTATCGGAGGCAGTCGTAGAGGTGATCTTCCTGCGTCGTGTCTACGTCGTCGTCTCCGTTCTGCGCGTATTGGAGGCTTGGCACGGTTCGCAGGAAGTTCCGGCAGTGATCGACTACGAAAAGACCCGGTTCGTGTTCCCGTTCAAGCGTGTTTTTCAGGCGTTCCCGGATGGCTACGAGGCCGTTCTTCCGGCTTCCCGGCGACTTGTCCGCGTGCCGCCAGTAGATGCCGTTGTCCGAGAAGCTACGGGCAATCGTGTGCCCGCGCCCCCATTGGTCGCCGAAGATCGCGCTGTCGGCCGCGCCGTCGTGAACGTCAAGCTCCAGCTCTTTGTCCCGTTCCTTGATCTTTTCGGCCACCTCTTTCGGCACCTCGCCGGTTCCCGTGTCGGCCTTTCCCGTGCAACCGTATAGCTCGTCGATCACGAAGAGATCGCCGGGGATCGTCGGGATCTCCGTTCCGTCCGGCAGAACCACGTCGGACCCGTCGCTCTCGGCGAAATACAGGCACGCCCAAGGGTGCGTCGTACCCCAGTCGAATGTCCGGTCCACGTACCATGTTTCCGGTATCTTGAATCGCGGCATCGTGTGCGTGTCGTTGTTCCATAGATCGTCCAGTGCGCCGCCAGCCTTGACATCCCAGTTTCCATCCGCCATCGCTTTCACCAGCCACGCGGGACCGAGGCCCTGTAGCGTTGCCATGTACTCGTCCCGGTTCAGCGACGGGTTGTCGTCGAGCCGTGCCGGGATGAACTGCCGCAGGAATCCACCATCTTCTTTCGCCGTCTGCCATATCTCCCACGGCTTCGCAGGGTCCACGAACGACGCTTTCACCCAGTTGTGACCCGGACCCGTCGGGTTCGTCCCGCAGATCACTTTTGGAAACCGGATGCCGGGGTATGCGTCGAGGAGCTGTTTCGGGATGATAAGTTGATCGCTTGCGCGGCACCGGCCGCGCAAATACCGGTAGATGTACTCCGTGAAAAGTGTGAGCTCGTCGATCAAAAGCAGATGGATTTCCGCGCCTCTGAACCGCTCAACGTCCTTCTCGTACTGGCAGTGCGAAGCGATGATTTTCGACCCGTTGTAGAACCGGATTTCCGCGTGCGGCGAGTAGGAGAATTTGCAGTACCCGATCTTCGTGTAGGGTTCCAAAAGCGACGGGAACCCCGTCGGCCCGTTGAAGTGGTTCTGTATCAGGTCTTGACTGTAGCGGCGGAAGAGATACACTTGCAGTCCCGGCACGTACATGCAACACAGGATCGCCATCACGCGCATAAGGTGCGACTTCCCTCCGCCGGCCGCCCCCCCGTACAGGATTTCGTTCGCGGGGGATAACAATACCTCTCCCTGCCGTTCGTGAAGGCAGAATGTGTTTCCCTCTTCCATTGTTGACCTCAAATTATGTTGGAGGAGCCGCCGGGATTTGAACCCGAACCCGCAGGACCAAAACCTGCTGTGCTGCCGTTACACAACAGCTCCGGGAGTGGAGTGGTGATCCCCCGAGGAGTCAAACCTCTCGACCAAATCGCCCCACAATTTTGCGTCAACGGTTTTACAGACCGCCGTGAGGAAAGGGAACCAAAACTGGCGGAGAGACTGGCTCACGGTTGCGATCCGTCCGGTTGTCCCCGTGGATGAGACCCATTTTGGGAACAGAGCCGCTCTCCATGAAATCACGTTCGGTCAACCGGGATCAACGTTTCTTGAACTCGAACCGGTAGCCGTACTGCTTTTGATTCGCCCGGAGCCACCGCCGGACCGCATCGTCGTAATCGTGCCCACGCAGTTTCGCCCGTCTCACGGCTCGCTCGAATTGTGCGCTCTTGAAATGCCCGCCGTTCTTCCTGAAATAGTAGTCGCCGCCCTTGCCGATTGCCACGATCCCGCTTTCCGAAGACCGCGACGTCGAGATCAGGTCGCTGTCCGAAAACGCGCCTCCGCTCGGATGGTTGTGGATTACCAGTTCGCCTTTCCTGCCCCAAATCGGAACGGACGTATCGCCGCCCTCGATGTAGCGATGCACGTACCCCTGATTGTCGATTGCCATCCCGTATTCGTGATCGGCGTTCGTGAAGAGATCGGAGAAATACTTGATCGCGTCTTTTTCCGTCTTCACCGTGATGCGCGTGTTCAACTCCGCGTTTTGGTGCATGATTGCATTTCCGTAGTCTCTTCCGTGCGGCGCATGGCCGAACTTGAAGTCTTTCATGCTGGACGAACCGCCCTTTCGACCGGACAGGGCCGGTAGCTCGAATCGCTCGATGCCGGACAACGCCGCTTCCACCGTCTTCACCCCGTCGAAAACGTAGTCCCACGCTTCGCGCATGGACGTGAATTTCACCGTTCTGCCGGTCTCGCCGTCCCATAGCCGGAGCGGGCGGGCGCATAGGAAATACCGCCCGTCTGAATCAAGCGGCCAATGCGACAATTGCGTGAAAACGGACTGAAAATAAGAGAATTTCATTTGCGGTTCCTTTCTCGCTGGTGTTTACTTTACCCCGTGCCGTCAACCGTCAAAAAAACGCAAAAAAAACAGAAAACACCCCTTGACATTCTCGGTTTCAGGGGGTATAGTATCTCATAACGCCCTGATACATCCCCTTACGGGGAACACTGCCGGTCCAAAAGACTTGATGCGATTCTTCGGGGCGTTTCTTTTTTTTATCTCTTCAACGTGAAATCGTAGATGTTCGCCTGTGTCTTCCCTTTTTCCTGATAGATCGAAAAGGTGAACCTGTGCCGTTTGTTCCCGATCATCACGCTTCCTTTTACCTCCCAGAACCGCTCCCAATTCTTTTTCGCCGGAACCTCTTTCCCGCTTCTGTTTGCGGTGTTGATGCGCCGTTCCAGCACCGTCCCGCCGCGAAGAAGCTGATCCATGCGTTCGTAGTTCGTCAGGATTGAAAGACGTTGCCGAGACATGATGTTCCTAGAAAAATCGTGTTTCAATGACTTTTCGTTAAAAACAATCGGGGCGGTTATTCCGTGAGCACGCAAAGGCGGATTCCCGGACGCGCTCTTCCGAAACTGCTCCATGATCTTTTTCCGTGCCTCGCCGGGCGTTCCTTTTGTCAGACTTCGCGGAACGCGCTGGTTTGCCATGACAAGCGGGTGCTGGGTGGTATGCGCCCGGTAAATCTCGATTTTGTCAACGTTCGGATCGCTGAAACTTTTTCCTTTTCTTCCCATTGCCTACCCCTCGTACCGTTTGAAAGCGTGGTTCTTGAAAGAGATCACCTTGATCTTCCCGAAATCATACTCCGGCAACCTCCCGTAAAACAAAATCGTCTTCGGATGGATGCGCGTCAAACAGTCGCCGAGCTGTTTCAGATACCGCGCCCGCTCTTCCGCGTTCGCGGACATCCCCACGCTCGATATGCTCACCGTGCCGCCGTTCGGAACGCCGCAGAAACAGTAGTCGTAGCTGGATTCCTCCTGCCACAGGATCGTCGGGATCACCCGCAAGCCCATCTCTTGCATCTTCCACCCGATCAGTTGCGACCGGTACACGTTCCACAGGCACATCGCCTCCGGCATGTCTTCGTAGAGCGAGAAATCGGGCGTGAAAACGCAGTCGAACCGGCTCAATTTCTCGATGTAGAAATCAGGCTGGTTCCATATCCGCTCGAACCTGTAGTCGTCGATGTAAAAATGCACTCCGGCATCGTAATCCGTCGAACTCATCGCTTCGTTGAAGTCGATGATGTGCGTCGGCACGTGACTGCAAGGCCGCAGACGGGGGATGTTCCAAGGTTTCACCAAATCCGCGTCCGCGATTTCCTTGTAAATCTCTAGATTGTAGGCGTTATTCGTCCTCAATCGCTCGTCTCCGTAACAGGAATCATCGTCTTTTTCGTTTTGCTCGTTTCCTGTTACGTCTTCGATTGACAGATCGACCGGCTCGAATCCGAACTCTTCCATGTTGAACACGTCAGACAGGTCGGCCAGCTCGATTTTCAGGAGCTCTTCGTTCCATGTTGACTTCTCGGCCACCTTGTTGTCGGCCAGCCGGTACGCCTTGATCTGCTCCGGGGTCATGTCGTCGGCCACGTTGACCGTTACGCGATGGAACCCCAGCCGCTTCAACGCCGCATACCGCGTGTGCCCGCAGACGATCACGTACTCCGAATCAACGAGAATCGGATTCCGGTAGCCGAAACGACGGATGCTCGCCACACACGCCGCCACTGCGCCCTTGTTGTTGCGCGGATTGCCGGGGTACGGACGGATTTGCGATAGATCGACCTCTTCCGTTCTCACTTCTTACCGCTCCCGGACGGGTTCCGCTCAATCACGATGTTCAGCGGCGGCGGCTGTTTCAGTTCCCCGGATATGTCGTTCTCAACGCGCTCCGTAAAGCCGCGATCTTTCGCCAGCGTCTTCAGTGCGAAGATCACCGCGTCGAAATGGCGCGGATGATTCTGATCCTTGATGATGCGGAACAGACTGCTTTCCGCCACGTCTTTCACCGTCTCACGAGCCCCCTGAAACGCTTCCGCCGCTTCCGGGCAATCCTTGATGTACCGTTCCGCCGTGTGCCACCCGATACCGAGCATCTGACACACTACGCTCATGATGCCGTTCGATCTCCGGCACGCGTCCACCAGCTGTTCTGTGCTGATTGCCTTTTTCTTCGCGTGGGTGCGCTTGTTTGCGCCCGCCCCCGCGCCTGTCTCGCCGTTTTCGCCGCGCCGCGCCGCCGCCACCTTGCCGTTGTCCTTTTTCATTTGCACCTCTTCTTTTTTGTCATTGTTTTACTTTTCCCCCGTGTCCGAGCGGAGCCGGACACTGCCGCCGTCAAGTGCTTGCACTTGTTGTTTCCCATGATG